GGATAGGCGTTACGCGACGTTTTTCGCGTAAAACTTTTTAAAAAACTATAAACACACATGAGTAAATCTAAAGCATCAAATCCAAATCGAGTTGCCCAAACAATGAAGGCGGCCGCGTCGATGTCGGGCTTCACTTTGGACGTGATCAGCGCGGCAAAGAAAGCCGGCTGCGCTGGATTCCGTGGTGCTAGAGTTTACCTGGATGAGCTCGATGAGTTTCTCGCTGCTAATCCTGCCTTGCTGAACTTGAGCCCGGCGGACCGGCTCGACTTTGAGACCAAAGCGGTCAAAAAACAAAAGGCGCAGTTTGATCTGGACCTAGTCAAAGGCGACTACATCCACCGCGGCGAGCTGGCCGAGCATGTGCGCAAAACCGAGACAACCTCGAAAGCGGTGCTGCGAAAGTTTCTCCTCAACGAGCTGCCGGCGAAAGGTGAGATGCTCAGCCGCGCTGCGCTGATCGAACTGACCGAGGACATCTTCGATCGTATCTGCGTCGAAAAACAAAAGGCTTTTTCTAAATGGATCTAACACTCGCCAGAATCCAGCACGGCGCCTGGGAGCGGCCGAACCGTTTACCGATTACCGAATGGGCGCGGCAGCAGATCATCCTGCCCGATGCGTATGCAAAAAGCGGACCGCTCGATCTGCGGCCCTCGCCCTGGCTGATCCCACCACTTGAGGCGCTGATGGATCACCACGTGCAAAAGGTGAACTCGCTTAAAGGATTGCAGACCGGCGGTTCGCTGGTCGGCGAGATTTACGCGCTGTATCGAATCGTCGAATACCCGGCACCGATCATGTGGAACTTTCAGACCGAAGCGATCCGCGATAAAGCGTGGCGCACGCGGCTCGGGCCGTTGTTTCGCACCGCTCCCTGCATCAAAGACATCATGCCGACCGATCGCCAGGCGTTGTCGCACGACATTATCTCGCTGCCGGGCTGCGATGTGTTGATCCAAGGCGGCGGCCATAATGAGTCGAACTTGCAGACGCTTTCTATCCAGGTGCAGATCAACGACGAGGTATGGCAATGGGACCCGGGGCTGCTCTATCAAGCCGAAGGCCGCACCGATGCGTTCGGCTCGGCTAAGAAGATTTACAACATCTCGCAAGGTAACGAGCGCGACTCCGACTGGGACGTGGTGTTTAACGAGGGCGTCGTGCATGAGCTGGTGGTGCGCTGCCCAGACTGTACCAAAACGCATCCGCTGATCTGGTCGCAACGTCTCGCCGATGGCAGCTGGGCCGGCGTGGTGTGGGAGAATAAAAAGTACTTGGACGGACGGCCCGACATCGCCACTGCGCAAGCGACGGTCCACTACCGCTGCCCACTGTGCGGCCACCATCACCCCGCCAACGATGCGGCGATGAAAAAGCTCATCAGCACTTGCAGCTACTCGACCGAATACCCGAGCGCCGCCTACCACGCGATGGAGTTGCCCGAGCGGGTGGTCGGCAATCCGCCAGGCGTGCCCTACATCAAAAGCTATCACTGGAATTCGCTGGTAACGGTGCCGCTGCCGGAACTCGTCAAAGAATGGCTGACCGCGGACGCGATGCACAAGCTCGGCGACATCACTCTCAAAAAGCAATTTCTGCAAAAGAAACTCGCGGTCTATTACACCGATACGATGACTGAGCAAGTCGCCGAGCTCCAGCTGAGCGGCTACCAAATGGGCGAGGGCTATGCGGGCGAGACCGACCGGCTGATGTCGATCGATTGCCAGGAAGGCATCGGCGACGACACGCCGCACTTCTGGGTCGATGTGCGTGGCTGGATCGCGGGCTCTGGATCGAGTGGCCTGATCTGGGCCGGCCGCGTCGAGCTCGAAGATGATCTGGTCGAGATGCAGCGCACTCATGGCGTGCCCGCAAAATACGTAGTGGCCGACGGTCGTAATAAGACCGCGCAGGTGGCGGCGATGTGTGGCCGGCATGGCTGGGTGATGCTCATGGGCGACGACCGCGAAAGCTTCCCGCACCAGATCCGCAAGGGCCGCCGTAAAGAGACCGTGCAGAAGCCTTTCTCGAAGGTGCAGAAGTATGACGTGATGAAGGGCAAAGGCCCCGCGCGTTATGTCAATTATCTGCTGTGGTCGAATCCGACAATCAAAGACATGCTGCACCGCGTCCGCCACGGCAACGGCGTGTTGTGGGAACTACCGATGGACGTGCCCGACTGGTATCGCGACCAGCTCGACAGCGAGCAGCGCAAGAAGATCCGCAAGGGCAGCCGCTGGGGCCATCGCTGGGAGCCGAAGGTGCGCAGTAATCCGAACAACCATATCTGGGACTGCGAGTGCATGCAATTCGCGCGCGCGCTGATGGCGGGCCTCTTACCGTTTGACGTGTTGGCCTATGATGAGCCAGCGCCCGAACCGACCCCCGCAGAGTCTAAGCAACTCGAACGCAAAACCAAAAAGGATCTGCAAGTCGACGACCGACAGCTGATGATGGTGGTCGATGACTAACGCTGTCAGGCGCGGCTCTCAAAGACCTTTTGCAAACCTCTCAACCTCTAAACAGATGTCATATTTATCACTCATACTAGCACTGATTACAATCGAATCGAACGGCAATAATGACGCAATCGGCGACAACGGCGCGGCATTTGGGTGTCTCCAGATGCACGCTGCCTACGTCCAAGACGCTGCGGAATACGCTGGCAAGGATTGGGTGCATGAGGATGCCTTCGACCGTGATACTGCCATTCAGATCTTTGCAGCCTACATGGCTCGCTATGCAACCGAGGACCGTCTAGGCAGACCACCCACTGCCGAAGACATCGCGCGCATCCATAATGGTGGACCCAATGGCTACAAAACATTTGCGACTGATAGATACTGGCAACGGGCACGGACCGCAATGCGCTGACGAATAATCACCGATCTACACACGCTCACGCATACCAATCCGCCCGGCAGCGCGCGGGCTATTTGACACGGTCACGAAGTCGTATGCGTGTTAATTATCTGATCACCAAAGTTTTCATTCGGCAGGCCCTGCTCGACGGCGCCGGCGACCTGGTCACGGATGCCGAGCTCGCGCTGGATGCCTTGCAGGCTTTGCAGCTCGGCAACTACACCACCGGCACCGACTCCGACACCACGCTGATCGCGACTTCCGAAGCTGGTAAAACCTTCCAATTCCAAGTCACGCCAGGCTTATCGCGGCTCCAGATCATGGGCTACTGCGAGGAGGCGATGGCGCGCATCGAGCTGTGGATCGATAAGAATGCGGCCCGCACCGTACCGCTCTCAGCTGCCGCGCTTGTGCCGGCGATCTATGCTGGCCTTTTGACTAAGCGCACCCGCACCCGTCCGTCTTTCTGCTAATCCCATGACTACTATCCTCGACTCTTTCGGCAATCCCGCAGCACTTCCTCCGCGCGTTTCAGCGTCGATCCGTGGCTGGTCTCCTGGTGGCTATAACGCCGCCGCATGGTCGCCCGACCGTGCCCGCATTACCAACGCCGCGACCGATTCCTCGCGCGACATTACTCCTTTTACCCGTGGCCAGATCGACCGCATCGCGCGCTACTTGTGCAAAAATAACGGCATGATCAAGGGCCTCAAGCTCGACTTTGTAAAGTACGTCATCGGCCCTGGCATCTTCCCTTATGCAGACTCTGGCGACGAGGGCTGGGACGAAGCCGCCGACGAGTGGTTTATGGATTGGGCCGACATCTGCGACATCAGCGGCCGCATGTCCTTCTGGGATATGCAACGCGCGCGCGAGTCGAACCGCTTCGAGTCTGGCGATGTGTTTACCATCTTAACGCAAAAACCTTCTGGCTACCCACAGCTCAAGCTAGTGCGCCCACATAACGTCCGCAGCGATGGCGAGGATGGTTATAACGACGGCATCAAGGTCGACCGCCACGGCGCCACTCAGCGGATCAAGTTTCTCCAGCCTGACGGCACCTATCGCACCCTGCCTGCGCGCTCGGTCGATCACTCGATGATGATGGAAGCCGGCGACGAGGTGCGTCAAGTCTCGGCCCTGCACGCCGCGATCGAGCACTGCCAAGACAGCGCCGAGATCCTCGGCTTTGAGAAGCTAGCAATCAAGGACCACAGCCGCGTGTCGCGCATCATCAAAAAGGACTACAACGGCTACGAAGACGAAGACGACGGCAGCGATGTCGAAGCCCAACTCGACGCCGTGGCCGCAGGCTCGCCGCGCGATATGTCCTCGGTGCCTTACGAGAGAGTCGTCGGCGGCGAGATTATCCGCCTCAATGTGGGCGAGGATATGAGCAGCTTTGCGAGCGATCGCCCCGGCACCGCGTTTGCAGGTTTCCTCGAGCTGCTCGGCCGCGAGGTCACCGCCTCGACTGGCTGGCGCTACGAGTTCAGCTGGAACCCGACCGGCATCCCCGGTACCGCGATCCGCCAGATCCTCGATTCTATTTCGCGCACCGCGCTGCTGCGCCAGACCTGCGAGATCCGCAGCACGCACCGCCTGCGTAACTATGCGATCGCCAACGCCATCGAGCGCGGCGAACTCGACGCGCACCCGAACTGGTACCGCGCCGACTACATCCCTGGCGCCCCCGATCCGTCGATTGACAAAGGCCGCGACGGCAAGCTCGAGATGGCTCAAGTCGAAGCCGGCCTGCTCAGCCGCAAAGAGTTTCACGGTCGCCGCGGCAAGAGCTGGCGCCGCGTCGAAGCGCAAATCCTTAAAGAGACCGAGCGCACCAATGCCGCTGGCCTCGATCCAGATGGCACTATTGTCGCTGTCGATAACACAGACGCCAAGACGAAGGTCGATGCATACGGTATCGGCGTCCGCGCTGGTGTGATCACTCCACAAGAAGACGACGAAAACTACCACCGCGACTTACTCGGACTTCCAGCTTCTAGCGATGCTGTAAAGAGCTCATGGAAAGACGACGGCGGTGCACGTCGCCCAGTCACTATCCAAGCAGGAGAAGACTTAGAGGCCGAAGGCGAACCCGCCGAATAAAACTTTATGCCAAACTATCCCCACATCCTCGCACGCCTGCGCCGCACCGTTTGGGCCTCTACTCCTGAGACGGTCGACGCCGTCGGCGCGCTGCTCGATGCGGCGATGTCTGGCCACCTCGGCTCCGACTTCAGCCCGCCACCTGCTGGCACCGCGTTGCCCGCGATGAGCGCCCAGGCGGCGGCAATGTTTGGCGAGAGCACCGCCGCGGCGGCGCCTTATCATATCCACGGCAGCACGGCGGTGATCCCCGTGTTTGGCGTGGTCGGCAAGCACCTCTCCTCGATGGAAATCTTTTGCGGCGGGCTCGATGTCGATGCGCTGTGCAGCGTAGTCGATGCCGCAGTGGCCGACGAATCGGTCGAGCAGGCGGTGCTGTGGTTCAACTCGCCAGGCGGCGTCGTGACCGGGGTGCCCGAAGCGGCGCGTCGGATCGCGGCTGCTAACAAGATCAAGAAGCTCTACGCCTACACCGACGGCATGTGCTGCTCGGCCGCTTACTGGCTGGCCGCACAGTGCGAGCATATCTTTGCCGCGCCCTCGAGCGATGTCGGCAGCATAGGCGTCTACCTCAGCTGGATCGACCAAACCGAAGCCGCCACCGAGCAGGGCCTCAAACTCGAACTGATCAAAGCCGGCGACTTTAAGGCGATGGGCCACCCGCTCCAGCACCTTAGCGACGACGAGCGCAACATGCTACAAGCCGAGGTCGACGAGATATGGACCATGTTTAAAGCCGCATGCACCGCGACGCGCACCCTCGAGGAGAGCTCCATGCAGGGGCAGACTTTTAGCTATGCCGCGCAGCTCAGCACCGGTCTAGTCGATGCCCATGTCGATAGCATCGGCGAACTACTCGCCGATCTCGCCGCTGCGAGTTGACACCCTCCCGAACCTAGAAACCCAACCCAAACAAAAAATGCCTAAATTCATTTCCAACGAACGCCTCGCTTACTTAACGAGTCTCGAAGCCGCTGCGCAAAACATCGCCGGTACTGATATCAATCTCGAAGACTGCGCCGACGCAGCTGCGCTCGAGGCCATGCTCGCCACTGAGCAGCCCGACCTGCAAGCGATCGGCGATTCTGCCTGCGACACTTTGTTTGCCGATGCTGGCATCGAACGCGGCGAAGACGAGAGTCACGAAGCGGCGCTGGCCAATCACTTGGCAGAGTCTGCGCTGGCCGGATCGTCCCTCGCCGAACTCACCGCCAGCATCAATGCGGCGGGCTTAAAGCTGCCAGTCGCCTCGGCTGATACAGCGCTCACGCCTGAATTTATCACCAGCTACATCTCCGAGCAACTCGAGACGATGATCAGCAATAAGTCGATCGCTACGGTCGCCGCTGCGGGTGCCACTTCTGAAGAGACACCAGAGACATCTGAGACCGACAGCACACCACAAACTTCCAGCGAAATCGCGGCGCACTACGGCACTCTGTCCGGCAGCGCACGCACTGAGTATTTCGCCGCTAATAAAGCCGCCATCATGGCCGAGCTCATCAGCTAACATTCTCCCGCCGCTCGCGGCATTTCACACACCCAAAAACCACCTCACAAACATGGCTAATACATATCCAGCAGCAACTCTCGCTGATATCATCATGTCGTCGGAAATGCTTGCGCTTCAAAACAAGCACCTTCCATTCGACAAATTCTGCACCGATTTCTCCAACGAAGCTGTCGCAGTTTCTCCAAACGGAACCGGCGCACGCTCCACGATTCAAGTCGACCTAGTCGGCTCTGGCTCGACCGTTCAAACTAACCCGACTAACTATGAGTCTGGCGATGCCAGCGTTACAGCTGTGTCGGTGGCGATGAACGAGTACAGCTCCGCATTCCACATCACTGCTGCCGAGCGCAACAGTGGCCGCAAGCTCGAGAAGCTGCTCGGCGCTAACATGCACGGCCTACTCGACAAGCTCGACTCTGTCGCTTCGGCATTGTTCACCGTCGCCAACTTTGGCGCAGCGGTGCTCGATAAAGATCCGACCACTGTCACCGCAGCCGACATCAAAACACTGATTGCAGCCTCTGGCAAATACAACCAGCGCAACCTGATCACGGACGCCGTGTTCTGGGCGCAGTTTGCCGCGACTAGCGATAAAAACAGCCTCGGCGTAATGGACGGAGCCTACGGCCTCGACTCCATGAGCTATGCGACTGACTGGTCCAACGCTGGCACAAACGTCAACGGCATCATCGCCGACACCACAGCCCTGGCTTGTGCGACACGTTTGCCGCTCAACGACGACGCGGTGCGCGAAGTGATCGACATCGCGTTGATCGAACTGCCAAACGGCATGACAGCACAGATCGCTCAGTGGGTATCCACAGCGAGCCGTGCGACTTGGAACTCCATCGACATCGTCGCTGGCTTCCAAGTAGGCGATGCGACCGCAGGTGGCATCATCGAAGACGGCACAGCGTAAGCTGTCCGCTAAGTTTCAGCACCGGCGGGTCGATCCCGCCGGTGCTTTTCCTTAACCTTAACTTTTATAATCTATGGCAAATCCTTATCATCTAGTCGTTGCTCGTAAAGGCAGCAACGTGGCAGTCGTTTACTGCGGCCCCTCCGAAGTAGAGGCGATGGCCGCTGCCATCAAAGTCACCACCGACAAGGCCAGCGAGGTCGATGTGTTCCTGCATCCCGCGCCGAGCAAAATCGTGCAGCCCAAGCCTGCGCCGCAGGCCAAGCCTGCCGCCAAGAAGGCCAGCCCTAAAAAGGCCAGCAAAGCCGCCGCCGAAGAGCCCACCGTAGCCCCCCCCGTGGATATCTTAGACGGTAAATAATTTAGCCCACTGCTAATATCCAAACCCTAAACGAGCCCCGCACCGCACCTCCCGCGTGCGGGGTTCACTTTTTTATAATATGACGATAAAAGCCACCATTCTCAACCAGATGATCGTCGCCTCTAAACAGCGCGAAGCGATGGACGGCGAGACGATCACCTTCCCCGGTGCAGTCGGTGCAAAGGTCGGTATTTTCTCGGCGCTCGAGGAGCCGTTCTACACCGAAGAGGCGGGCACCCGTCCGCGCGAGCAGCTCCAGGCGACGCTGCGCATCGATCAATTCCTCGCCAACCCTGCGCTGTTTGATCCCGCGGTCGACTACCGCAGCACCTTACCCGCGCGCACCGTCAAGGTGCTGCTGCGCGGCCGCACCTGGCGCATCGAAGGCATACCCACTACCAGCCACATCAGCTGGCAATTTACCCTCACCGAAGCGCACCCGCGACCATAGCACATGTCCGCCACCAGCACGCTCGATGATCGCCAGTTCCGCGCCAGCATCGCCGAACTTTCTAAGATCAGCGGCAAGACTTATGTCGATACGTTTAAACTAGCCGGCGCCGGGCCGATCATCAAGATCCTCGCCAAAGATAAGGCCGCAAAGCCAGCGGCGGTGGCTGCGATTAAGCGCTCAGTCACCCGCCAAGCGATGAACTCTTTTACCGGCTCGGTCGGTCAGATCTTGAGCAGTAAGGATGGCAAGATGTGGTTCCGCTCTGCGTATAGCGTAAAGAAGCGGCTGGTGTTTGATAGTGGTCCCTCGCGCGGCTGGCACCTGGGCGATCGCGAATGGTCCGACTTTCAAGTCACAAAAAAGGAGCGCACTAAATATATCAGCGCCGAGGTGGCGCGCCGCAAGGTACGCGCTGGTATGTTGCGCATGAGCTTTATGCAGATCGCTGATTCGATGGGCATCAACCTCGCCAAAGTCAGCGGTGGAGTGATTGGTGGCGCCACTAAAGCGCGCACCGTGCCGATGCCGGGCAGACTGGGGCAGGGCAGCACCACAGTGAGCGGCGCGCAGTTTAGCATGGTGATGATGAATAATGCCAAGGCTGTACGCAAAGGCCCGCACATTGGTGCCGGTAAGTTTCAGCCTGGCTACTGGCAGGGCGCACTGCAAATCGCCATCAACCGCCGCGGCACTGCGATCAGCAACGATATGCGGCGCGGCGTGTTTAAAGACATAAAGACCCGCGCCCAGCGTTACCCTGGACTATTCGTGCAGCCTTAGCGCTGTTTGACATCGCCGCGAGTGCATGCCTGCGCCTGCCAACAAATACGAGCTATTCAACTTTGAGGACCCGATCTGCGATGCGGTCCGCACCCTGATCGGCGCCGATGCGATCTTGCAACGCGAGAGCACTGGCCTAAACGATATCAGCATCGTGATCCGCTTTACCGGTGGCAGCGCTAACGGCCACGTCACCACCGCGCACGATGGCGTTAAACTGTACGACGCATTCGTCGGCGGCAACTTACAGATCGAAGTGGCCCGCGAGCGCGAAGACTTAGAGACGGTCGCCGAACTCGAGCCGACCGACACCATCTCGCAAGACCCGCTGACGATGATCGTCGGCCAGATCCGCTACGCGCTGCGCCATGCCAAGACCACCCCGAGCGATCATCTACCGATCAACGACGAGCTGGTCTGCCCGAAGATCACCTACATGCTGCCCGCGCCGACGGTCAGTGCGCACGAGGCCGAGTATCACCGCGACTATATGGTGCTCAGCTGGTCGGTCGATTACCACATACCCGCCGACATCTGGCCGCGCGTCATTACCAGCAATGGCAGCTACGTCATCACCACCGACGGCAGCTGGGTGACTACCGAGTAAGCCACACTTTAAGACGGCGCGCGGGCCATCAATCAATCATGTTGACGAGCTTTAGACACTCTCGCGCGCGCGCCGACTCTCTTTAACTCTAGCCACCGCGGCGTGAGTTGACACCTCCCAAGAATCAAACCTCACATCGTAACTCCTAAATCTAATGACTACATTTAAAACAGACGGCACATTCCCCACCGGCAGCGTCGACATCACCATCCTCGAATCGAGCGAGGTCTATACAGCGAACAACTTCTCATGGTCGCAGGACACGGTCTCTGACCTAATGCGCAACCACGCCGACGGCCTGCCGAAAGGCTTCGAGGTAAAGCCTGGCTTTACCAATGGCACTCTCGACTTGCAGCTAGCCGACTCCGACCAAGCGCTACCGCTGATCAATAACACATTTACCATCGGTGCCCTCGGCTACGCGCTCACATCGCGCGGCTTAGCCAAGGAGCAAAACGGCGAGTGGAAGCTATCAGCCGGACTGCGCTTACTGTCTAACCCATTGATCACCGAGCCGATCGCCGCTGTCGCGCTGACTCAATCCGTCGCCATGACTGCCATTAACAGTGCCGCCGTCGGCCCTGAGTCTGGCCTTACTTATACGTGGTCGGCGAGCAGCCTGCCGAGTGGCACTTCGATCGATTCTGGCACTGGCGTAATCAGTGGCACACCCGACACCGTCGAAACCACCACCGCTAAGATCTTTGCCAGCTCGACCAATTCCGACGGCAACACCATCAAAGGCGTGCGCTACATCCCGTTTACCGTTACCGCATAAGCGTCTCGCCAGGCTCCACGGCCTGTTCTTTTTCTGACCTAGCTGGTCTGTTCTAATACATAAGGGGGAGCCCGCCCAAACCTGGGCGGGCTTCTTTTTTTATCGCACCTTTACGCATGACCGAATCCGAGATCGCCAACATCGAGCGCCACCGCGACGAAGCATTTATCGAGTGTCCGCGCCCGTTATGGATAAAGCCTGGCTGGTTCGGCCCGTCGGTCGGTCCGCCAGTGGTGCCGCTATCGTGGATTCGCTACCACCAGCTATGCGGCGAGCAGCACCGCGTGCTACTGCCAAACCCAGGCTCGATCCCGCGCATCGAGTTACTGCGCACACTGTGGGTGCTGAGCCCAGGCTTTAGTCATTCGCGGCTTGCTTGGCGGCTGTATCGGCTCAGGCACTACTGCTGCGCGTTGTTTAAGCGCCGGCAGTTGCAGCATGCTCTGCGGCTGTATATCATCGACGCTTTCCTCGAGTCAGGCGCCAGCAACCGCAGCAGCGCCGCGGCGGCCGATACCAGCTTTCCAGCCGCGCATCTACTGGGCGGCATCATTGGCTGCTTTGCCAAACTGTACGGCTGGAGCCGCCGCGATATTTTAGAGATGCCGATCGCGCAGAGCTACCAGCTGCTCAACGCATTCAGTGGCCAAGGCAATGCCGCCGCCGGTCAGCCCGCTTTTAACGCAGTCGAAGACCGCAAAAATGGCGACCGCCTGCGCGCTAAGCGTGCCGCCGCCCAACAATCAACCGCCGCCACCGCCAACCCATGAGCCTCGGACCTGCACTAATCTGGAAGATGGGGGGCGATACCTCCAAATTTAACACCGCAATCAAAGGCGCCAGCTCGCGCACGACTGAGTTTAAATCGCTACTTAAAAGCCTCGGCCCAGCCTTTTCGATTGGGCTCCTTATCGGTGGCTTGCAACGGCTCACTGCCGAAATCAGTAACACTGGCAAGACCGCGCGCAAGCTCGGGGTCGGCGTCGAACTATTGCAGGAGATGCGCTTTGCCGCCGAGCTTACTGGCGTGGCACAGAGTGCGCTCGATATGGGCCTGCAACGTTTTACCCGACGCCTCGCCGAAGCCGCGCAGGGTGGGGGAGAGCTCAAAGGCGTACTCGAGCAGTACAACATCCAGCTGCGCAATGCCGACGGCACCACCCGCTCCAACGTCGAAGTGCTGGGCGATCTGGCCGAGGTAATTAAGAACACCCAAAACCCCGCCGAGCAGCTGCGCATCGCCTTTAAAGCGTTCGACTCCGAAGGCGCGGCACTGGTCAACACTTTGCGCGGCGGTAAAGAAGGGCTCGACGCATTTCGCGAGGCAGCGCGTAAAGCTGGCGCGGTGATTGCTGAGGAGACAGTCAATCAATTTGAAATTTTCGACGATCAAATTACTACCGTGAAGTCCAGTATCAAAGGCTTTATGGCGTGGTATGTCGGCAACATTTTAATGACCGGCACACTGATCGGAGAGCTGACTGCCGACATGGTCAATAAGCTCCAAGGGATCGAGACGGTCTGGAATGATGTGGGCGCCGCTACGTTCGATGCGGGTGCCTCGGCGGAAGCGGCTGCGAAAAAAATGAAACAGCTGGCCGACCAGACTGAGCGACTCACCGGTATCGCTGCGACCTATGCCAAGATCACTGAGTCGCAGCGCCAGAGCTCTTTAGCGGCGATGAGCACGCAGGAGCAGATCAACACTCTACTTGAGCGCGAGGTCGAAATCTACAACACGCAAGTCGCACCGGCCAAACAAGGCTCGAAACAGTGGAGCGAGGGCATGCTCGAACTCGAAAAGAGCCGCGTCGAGATCGATAAGCTGCTGATCAAACTGGCCGAAGAAGAGGCCAAGGTCAAAGAAGACGCCGCCAAAGCCGATGCCAACGCGGCCAAAGCCGATGCCAAAGCGACCGACGAAGCGACCAAAGCCGCCGCCAAAGCCGCCGAAGAAGCGGCCGAAGCGGGCTCGAGCGCCAACAGATTAAAAGCGTTAAACTTGCAATTACTCGAGGCGCAACTTGGCGAGGAAGAGAATCTGATCAAAGAAATCGAAGATCAGATCACGCTCGAAAGTATGATCGGTCAGATCATGGCCGATACTAATCTCGGCCGCAGAGAGGCGCTGAGTTTAGCGCAGGGCCTGTTGAATGTGAAAAAAGAGGAGTTACAGGTATCCACCGCCTTACTGCAAAGCGGCGCCTCTGGGATTAATTATAACGACATGTCAGAGAAGGAATTAAAATACCTACTTAAAGACACTAAGGACGACATGTTTGAAAATAATCAGTCAAACTCTCTAGGTATCCGCGGCATCGCAACGAGCGGAATGATGCAGGCGATCGTCTATAATGTCGAGCAAGAGCTGGAGCTGCGCCGCCGCTACGAAAACACCTCTGGTGCGGCTCGCGATCTACTCTTTAACCCGGCGCAACAGCAGCAGCTCGACCGTGTCACCACTCCGCAGACCGATGCCCAAGAGCAGACGCGCCTGCTGGAATCGATCGACGATCGGCTGGCGGTCGTCAATGCCCGCACGCCTGTTTACTAATCACCTGCCGCCTTTTTAACTTATGAGCACCTTTCGATCCGACGACGACTTTACTGATCAAAGCCCCAGCGGGGCAGACATCATCCACCGCCCGTTTTTAAACGCTGGCAACCTGAGCAACTATTTAGTCGAGCGCTTTGTGCTGCAAGAGCTGTCCGACTTTAGCACTCCCGCGCTCGGCACCACGGCCACGGCCGCGGATGGCCCGGTCGCGCCGCTCGGCGATCCGCTATATCTAGTCGACGAGTCGCCGCTCGACCCTGGCTATACGGTGATTGGTAAAGCGCGGGTATCGCGGCTATGGGCGCCACAGTGGGCCGACATTATAGACTATGGGGGCATTACCTATCCTCTGCCTGACTTACGCGGCCTAGTCTATCCAGGCGTTACCTTAACTTATACCGAGTCTAAGCGCCGCTTAGAGATATTATTATCAGCTCAAACCCCGCAGTCAGTAAGTTATTGGACTGCCGGATCTTGGACTTATACGGGGCCGGTCAGCTCGACCGAGAGTGCCGCTGTAAACTTCGATGATAATTCATTGACGGCAACAGCTGCGCTGCAAGCAGTTGATCCCATCGTCTATAATGTCAGCAAAATTGATAATCCAGGACTGGATCCTTCGCTCCCTTTTTGGATGGATAGATTGTATCGCGACACATCGCTCGCAAACGAGACTCCGACATTTGATCTCTCTGGACTCACGCCTGCTGGAGCGTTTGAGAGAGAAACCTCATCGAGTAATTTATTTATAAAAGTAACGATCACAGTAACCGCTGGCGATTTAACTGCCGGCACTTGGACATTTACTAGTCAAGATGGTCTAGTGGTAGCGACTATCAATTACGACGACGCTGCCGAGACAATACTATCCAAGCTGCAAGTCGTCGATACATGCTTTGATTCAGTGACTATTGATAATTCAACAAATTTTGAGATTTCACTTTACTATGCAAAACGCCAATTTAGCGGAGCGGGTAATGGGTATTATGTATTTACTAATGATGTCAAAGCGGCTATCGATATAACCGGTCTATCGCATAACGGGAGCGGAATAGCCAAGGCAGCATTAGCTGATATTGGCATTCTTGAGCGCTTTACCGTTTATCCGAGCAGCGCCCGTATTAACAAAGCAGCTCACAAATTACAAACTGGAGATCTCGTCTATGTGAGCCCGGCAAATTTTGTGGTTACGCGCGTCGATGCAAATAACTTTGATGTAGCCCTCGAAGACTCGACACATCAAATTGCTTTGCCTCAATATCAGCCGATCTATTACTGGTATAACCGCTCCAAGCCAGTGCGCTCGCGGTTCGTTTTTAAATTTTATATACCTGGCGTCACGCCGGGCATCACCACCCCAGCCGATATACCTGAGCCCGTATTAGTCGATCACGACTATTTATTACTAGAAGCGCTCGCCAATCAAACTGTCGAAATTACCACCGAAGCCACTCAGCCCGAACGGATCTATCCGGGAGTTTATCAAGTGCGCCTGACTAATATCAACGTCGCCGAACTGTACGACACTATCTAATCCATAATGAATAGTGAACACTCCAGCACCCGCAGCCGCCCAATTTACGGCAGCCTTCAAGACCTGTCAAAGTATCGGCAAGCCGCGCTTAGCTCGAGCATGACGACGCAACTGTTGCGACAAAACGTGGTCGGTGGCACTACCCGCGACCTAGGCAAATATCGCCGCGAGTCGATCGCGCAGCAGCAAGTCTCGAAGCTCGATGCGGGCGCCGCCGTGCAATTGGCTCAGCAGAACTCAAACATCATCTTTGAGCGCGGGTTGTATGGTGGCGGCATCCTCTATGAGTTGCGTGCTCTCGGGGCCCAGGATAGCATCTACGCCGACGTCGAGGACGGCTTTACCCAATCGCGCAGCAACTACGACGAGAGCACCGTATCTCTGGCCGAGCTGGCCGCGCAGGTCAAAACACTCAAGCGCGACCTAGCCCGACGCGGCATACTTTGACACCCGCGCAAAAGTAAAGCGCTGACCTCTTTCGGCGTATCCATTTTAAGCTTTTTAAATTATGCCAACCACTACCCCTATCGAGGACGTCTGGGCCGACAAAGGCAACCTCCCATACAATGCAATCGTCGCCACTGCGGATGGTAAATACCCCGCCCTCGATGGCAGTCTAATCACCAACATCGCCGGCAGCGGCGACATGAATGCCTCGGTATATGACCCGAACACCGTGGCCGCCGATGCCTTCGCGAGAGCCAACCATACAGGCACGCAGACCGCATCTACCATTTCTGACTTTGACGCTGAGGTTAGCAACAATACAACCGTAGCAGCCAAAGCAGATCAATCGACCACCTACACCATTGGTCAAGTAGATAGTATGCTAACTTACTATCCTCTCTCTGCGAACACTTATACTAAGATCGAAGTTGATGCCAATATAGCCGCAAACTTCACCCCAGCGCAGGCCGATGAGATCGCCGCCAACACTTTAAAGACTGGCATCACCACAGCGCAGGCCGATGAGATCGCCGCCAACACTTTAAAGACTGGCATCACCACAGCGCAGGCCGATGAGATCGCCGCCAACACTTTAAAGGTCACTTACCCCAGCGCAGACTCCTCCAAGTTGGCAGGCATCGCAACAGGCGCAGAGGTCAACACGATTGACAGTGCGGTAGCGGGCGAGCCATCCGGCAGCGATCTAGTCCTGAATGTCGTCAGTCTTACTCAAGCAGAGTACGACGCTGGCACACCAGTCGCTACTACATTCTACATCATTACTTAAAGTATGGCTTTAGCACTCGGCAGTTCATTGGCGAGCAAGGTGTATCTCGGAGCAACCGAGGTCGCACTTGCATATTTGGGCGCAACGCAGGTATATACTAGCTCTGCTTTTTCGGCAGAAGCACAGGACTACTTCGACCGCTTGGACACTGCGGGTGATACTACATACGTTGACTACAAGCAGCCACTCGCTAACTACATTGATAGCTTAGTGGCACTGGGTGGTGCATACTGGGATACGATGGAATCCTCCACGTCCTTTGTGGGTGTAGGCATACAGGGTGTCACAGTTCCGCTTAGGGATGGGATGACTGTCCCTACGCAAAATAACTTTGTTGCTGCTGACCTAGATCAGTTGACTGGACTGAAAGGTGATGCTTCGACTAAGGTTATTGATACGAATCTATTAAGTAATGACATTTCTCAGAATGACGGTTCATTATCGGTGTATCAAACTGAAGCTGTAACGTCTGGAAATTATACGGCTGGAAGTGGATTCAATGGAGGTATAGGCGGTGGAGTATTTCTTCGTGATCTGGGATCTACCATTCAATGTGCTGTCCACGGAGGACTGGTATCAAATGGAACGGGCTGGGTAAGTGGACTAGTCGGAGGAAGTCGATCATCTTCAACTACTCAAACTCAGCGAACAAATCAAACGGACTATCCGTTTTCTAGCACCTCATTAGCTCCAACTACAGATGTAATTCGGGTGTTCGCAGCTGGAGCCAGCCCTAAGACAGACCCACGACTAGCAACCTACCATATCGGCCCAGCACTAAACCTAGCAACCCTAGAAGGTCTGCAAGACACTTTACTTTCCGAGATAGCAGGGATAGGCTTTTCAACAGAAGCAGCTAACTACTTTAGCCGACTGGTAAGTGCTGGTGACACAACATTCTTAGCGTACCGTCAACCTCTAGCTAACTACATCGACAGCTTAGTAACGCTTGGTGGAGCTTACTGGGATACGATGGAATCTGCAGCATCTTTCGTGGGTGTAGGTATTAAGGGTATCACAGTTCCTCTTAGGGATGGGATGACTGTCCCTACGCAAAATAACTTTGTTGCGGGTGATTTGGATCAGTTGACTGGTCTATTGTGCAATGGTTCCTCTAAGAGAATCAGCACTAACACGGATCAATCAAATTACGCACAGAATGACACTTCAGCCAGTACATACAGAACAGAAACTGTAAGCGGAACCAATCCTTTTTACTTCGGAACAAACCTTGCAAATGGCTTTGGGGCTAGAGGCACAGCGAGCTTTATAACTGCCTGTTACGGTGCGCAGGCTGTAACTGGAAGTGCTTCTACTACCGTTGGCCTATTGGGACTTTCTCGCTCGGTTTCGACAGGCTACGACTACCGATCAAACGGGACAACTGGTACACGCACAACAGCATCGGTTACGCCAGCTTCTGGCAATCTGGATATGTTTGCTATTAACGGAACAACAAGTGGTTCGTTCCGATTAGCAACCTACCACGCAGGTCCTGCACTCAACCTCGCAACCTTAGAAGGTCTGCAAGACACATTACTTTCCGAGATCCGTACAGCGCACACATTTGTAGCTGCTGCATCTTATTTCTCACGCCTTGCAGCCGCAGGTGACACTACGCACGTAGCCTACAAGCAACCGCTGACGAATTACATTACGTCACTTGTTGAACTTGGTGGTGCTTACTGGGATACGATGCAATCCTCTGCATCCTTTGTGGGTGTAGGTATTCAAGGTATTACTGTTCCTCTACGTGCTGGAATGGCCTCTATTACAAACGTAAACAATAACTTTGTTGCAGGTGACTTGGATCAGTTGACTGGACTGAAAGGTGATGGTTCGACTAAGTATATTGCTACCAATGTAGCTGGGACTGCGCTACTCCAAGACGACGCATCGGCATCCGTGCATATCACGACAGCCGCAACTGGGGCTAACAAGTTCTATATGACAAATGCGGGAGGTGCTAGTCTCTCATTGCGATCAACTCCGCAGCAATCCCTTAACTCGTCATCATTAGCGACACTCGGAACAGTCCCTACATCTGGAATCTACGGAGCATCGAGGTCATCAAGCACTACAATCGACGTTCGCAGCAATCAGACTAGTTATTCGGCAGCAATCACATCTATTGCCCCAAGTGCAAATGATCTCTACGTATACTCAATTGGAGCAACCCCATCTGCTGATGCTCGCCTAGCAACCTATCACGCTGGCCCTGCACTTGACCTAGCTACCTTAGAAGGATTGCAAGACACCCTAATCACAGAAATCGCAGCAATTTAATTATGACACCCTCAGAATACCTACTAACTAATCCTACGGCTGACGAACACAGCTACAACTATCTGCTGATCCCAGCAGAACTGCGGGACTCAATGATCGCAAAGCAGGACACCTTGACGACGCACAACCATATCAGCCCAGTGCTGTTGATTGACGGACGCTACGGTGCTTGCTGTGACCTTTACACAGAGGTCGGCGTAGGCGGTATCTACCACGAACTATGGGAGATGCTTGACCAAGCTAAACTGGATGAATGCGAAGTCGTGGACAAGGCTGCATTCCTAGCACTGCTACCACCTGAACCAGAAGAGGAAGTATAATGCACGACATTATCTACAAATCGACCATAGGGACTGGGGGCTTTATTGCCACGATCGAACTTGGAAACATCAACGAATTATCTGGCATCATTGCCGGCCTGGCAACTTTTGTATATATGACTGCCGCCGCATTTAAGATCATTAAAGAACTACGCAACGAGAAGGATTGAAGAAAAGCCCTCGGGGATTAACCTATATGACACCAGAACTGATAGCAATGCTAGGCGGGGGCGTAAGCGGCTTTGTAATGAAGATGATCGCGGCCCAGGCCGACAATCAGGCGCGACTCTTTGAGCGTATGATTGCCCGACAAACCGTTGCGGACGAATCCGCAGACAAGGCTGCCGCCCGTGGTGGTGTCTACATGCGACGTGCAATTACAGCGGCAGTTATCTTTGCCATTGTAATAGCCCCATTCGTCTTTGCATTTACTGGCGTAGGCGTTACCCTTCAAACGGAATCCAAGGGTTTCTTTGGGCTATTTAAGCACCTAGAATGGTCCACAGTTCAAGGCTTTGTTATCCTGCCGGAGATACGGCAGACTGCGCTCGCGATCGTCGGCTTTTACTTCGGCTCGTCTCAGGTGAAATGAGCAAATTCGTTAACCAGCTGGATGCGCGAATATCTAAGCAACTGCGCGGTAATAATTTTACCCGCGTGGCCATACTCAATAATGATTTATTCTATCAGTCGGACATCGCTGGAGATATACTTGTGCCGGTCGGCTTCGCTTCCGACGGGGCCAGCGTGCCGCGCTTCCTGTGGTCAATCTTTCCGCCTTTTGGCAGATACCTAGAGGCCGCGATCGTCCATGACTGGTTCTGTGTAAAACACTGTGTCGATAGCATCACCGCCGCCAAAGTCTTTCGCGAGGCGATGGCCGTCTGCGGCGTCCCAGCGCATCGCCGCAACAAAATGTACTGGGCCGTGCGCATGTTCGGCCCCAGATTCAAGCAGCGCAAAGACTAGTCGGTGCTCAGATCACCAAAGAAGCGCCGAGCTTCCGCCTTTGGCACCAGCGTGCCGAGGTAGCTCTGCCAGAGTGTTTGGCTGTTGCGGTGTTTCAGCACCAGCGCCGTGCGCTCAGCGCTTCGATACGCACTCATGTGCAAAGTACAGAAGGTGTCGCGGGTGGTATTCTGCGCCCAGCTTTTATGCTTTATCTCTTTGAGGATCTTGGCCTTTAAGCCTACGACCGGCGCGCGGCCGTCGTCGCCATTGCAGCCATCCCACTCACGCGGATAAGGAGCTGCGATGTGGCCAGTGCGGCTTTTACCGAATTGATCTTGCAGCAGTGGCTGGATCAAAGCCCAGAAGCGCGGCGGCACGTCGTCAATGCTCCAAGCATCCCCAGTCTTAGTGGCGCGCGCAGGAATGTAAACACGGCCCAGCTCAGGTTGGATCCATTGCCACTCAAAGCGACCCGCCTCTGCCGAGCGAAAGCCCAGGAAGAAGCGCAGCGCAAAATGCGCCAGCCACTGCGGGCGCTCGCGCTCGATAACGGCCAGCGCCGCATTTGCCTGGTCAACTGTAAGGGCATGTTTATCACTGCGCCCGACCTTTGGTAAGTCCTCGACAAACACCTGCTTGATCGGACTGCTCGCCAACCAGTGGCGCCTGATCGCGTAGTTAAAGAAGTTTTGCAGCGCGCCGCGATAGTTTGTAATCGATCGCGGCGACTGGCCCAGGTCCAATATCCATCTGCGCAATATCTCGCCAGTAAGGTCTGACAAATCCTCCTGGCCAAATACCAGCGCAAACTGATGCAGCCGGGTGCGCAGGTCTTGGACATGAGGAGTCGCAGCAGCATCCGGCGTCTGTCCGCTGCTCGCATGCTTAGCTACCAGAAAGCGCTCGACCGCTTCCTGCACGCGCATGCCGCCCGATGTGGGATGATGCAGCGCCCAGAACTGGGCCGCATCTGTATGGCTAATGCTCTCAGGTAATAGCGCCCGAGCCGCTGTAACGTCCGCATGTATCGCTCGCGAATACGACAGCGCCTCGACGCCTTGCGCGCGCTCCAGTGCCACCAGTTCCGCTTTGCGGGCCACGGCCTGTTCCGCAGTTTTGAAAGTTTCCACCGGCAATTTACGGTGTTGAACTTTAAAAGGACGTGCGCGATCATCCTTAAACATCGAAACCCCACGCGGCAGATGATTGATATCTACCTTATTAATTGATCCTTTACGTCGAGCCATACTGAATCCTGTACTCTTTTTGTACCGTTTTCAAACATTATAAGGCACTTTTATGGGGCATATTGCATAATAAGCAGAAATTAAAAAAAGCTTTGTTTATAGCGTATGCCCTTTGCAGTCAGCCACTTAGGCATAAAAAACCCCCGCAATAAGCGAGGGGGTATTGGCGGAGAAGATGGGATTTGAACCCAATTTACCATTGCTGATAGTCAACTACTTACGCATCTCTTTTACTTTTTGTCGTGTTTCTGTACTGTTTTATCGGCTTAAATTCCCTTTTTAAAATATATTACAAATAAAAAATAACTCTTAGCGGCGACAAGAATTAGTCCCTGAGGACCAATTTTATTGAGCGGTTAAATTTGTTTTGACTGCTGAATTGTAAGGCGTTTGTAATCCTGGCATGGATGGATTCAGATTATTAAAAGAGACGGCTAAGATGAGCTACGATTTATGCTCTGGCTGTAAGATGGGGGGGCCAACTTTTAAAGTGATTCCTGGCTACTTAGCGCAGCTGGAGGCTGAGATGGCCGAAAGAGATGCAGAGATCGAATCGCTTAAACTTCAGAACAGCGCATTGTTGCGCCGTATGGACCCCCAAGCGAGCCTTGGGCTAGTCGATGGGGGGGGGGTATAAGGATCTAAACCCTCTGACGGCTCAGTGGTGAGCCATCGGCGGGCTCCTGTGCTTTAGTGGGTAAGCGATGGCGCCTTATTTATTTTTATGACTGGTTATTTTTGTATGGGCTATGCCTTATCGCGGCGTAGTTTGTCGGCATCATCTTTGAGCTGCCGGGCGGCGATGTCTTTTAGCACTTGCTCGCGCGCCTCTGGGTCGTCCGATTGTTGGGCTTTTGCTGCCGGTATTAATTGTTCCCAACTTGTGCCGGGTCGTTGCTTCTCGAGGAACTGTTCTAAGTGGTGAGTTATGTAATTTGAAACAGTGCGGTTTTCCTTTGCTGCTGCTGTTTGTATCTTAGCCTTTAAACTTTTCGACATAGATACGCTGATGGCAGTTTTATCCACTGCCCGTCCATGGTTTCTTGTTCTCATACAAGCTAAGGATTTAAAGGTATTACAAAATAATGCAAATTATTTATTGACTTGCCGTAATACGGAATATTACGGTGCGTGGATGGAAGACGACGAACGAATAATACAAACCTTTGAGATCACCCGAAAAATGAAGGAAGAACTGACAAAAACCGCTAAAGAGAACCATCGAACGGTGTCAGGTCAGATTCGCTTTATTATCGAACAAGCTTTGGCCTCTGCCGTACTACGCAGTGATACGGAGGGGGTGCTATGAGGACAGCTTTTGAAGAGACCGTACTGGCTGAGATTCGTGAAATGAAAGAGGCGCTGGCATATCGCACATCTTGGATCGCGGGATATGTGGCTTTGGGTCGCTACCTGGGGTCGTCGGATAAACAGGGACGAGTTGCGAGAGCCTGGGCAACAGAGGAAAGGCTTAAACCTAAAGAAATCAACGGGACGGCCTATTTTAATATCGCAGATGTGGATCGGGCGATGCGCAACGGAAAACAAATCGAGACACGTAAAGGACTATGACCACTTCTAATACTCCCCACGATCGCCAGCCACTGGGCCGCTCGACTTTACAGGACTACATACTTTGCAGTCGTCTCGGCAGTCAGCTGAGGGCGAACCTATCAAAATGGGACCGAGCAGCTCCGTGCCGCATAAATCGCCCCACCTATAAGCCTACATCCCTCACGCTCCTAGCGCGGGGCGGCTGCATTCATTTTATGGGAGGTGCCAAATAATGGGCACCGAAGAGAGCATCATCCGGCGCGTGTTTCCAGTGCTCGAGCAGGCCATCGCGGATGCGGGCGATCTGGTGACGCCGGACCTTGTGCAATTACAGCACGACATCGTCGAGTGGGACCGTGCTGGCACTGGCAACCATTTTACAACCGAGGCGCTGTGGGACGAGCAGCGGCAACGATAACAACGAACCAGGGAGGGTATTAATAAAATGAATACAGATGTGGCTATAAAAAAGAAGAAACAATTGACGGTCGAACAGCACCAGAGAATCGCAAAATTTATGACCGATCCAATCGTCATTGGTATGTCATGCGACATTCCTAATGCCTACGGCAAAAGGTCACGGGCGGGAAGATACGCGCGTAAGCTGTATGATACAGTGACAGACTTGAGATACGAGATGGAACACCTGGCTTATAAAGACGGGCATGCAGAGGTAGCGACCGAACTTTATTATCCTGCCAACAACGAACCGACAGAGGTATCAACAAAATGAATACACATATAGAAATGTTAGTGGCGCGCATCGTGCGGGCCTGTGATGGTGTGACACTATTACGCGGGGTTCGGCGCTCCAAGCAGATCGCCGAAAAGCATGGGCAAGACTGGCCGACGCTGCGGGATGCTGCGTATGGTCAAGCGAGAAGTATACGCGAAAGGGGGGGGCGATGAGTGGGCTGGCTCAAACAGCGCAGCGCTGTAATCAGCTTTGCGACGTGCACTCCGAGCGCTATCTCAGCACAGCGGCTGGCAAGTTTCCGCCAGAAGTGGTGCAGGAATCGATCAAAAAAGTAGCTGAGCAGGGCTTTGAGATCCGTTTAAAATCTGAAAGTGAGTTGAGTGACGAATTGGCGGCTTATGATTTAGCCCAGCGCATACTATCTAAGCCGGTGCTGCGGACCTCTTACACCGATCAGCGCCGCCGTGAACTACTCGAAGAGGTAAACGCTTTAATGCACTCGGGGCACTTTGCGGCCGAGGCGTGTAAGATCGCTAAGGTCGAGTACAGTAACTATATACGGTGGCGCAGTCGTTATGGCGGGCAATTACCGGCACTCCAACGAGTAGGTCGAAAAAAGGGGGATCATGAGCGAGTTTAAACTTGTGAGCGATAGCCTAGAGGTGGCCGTGGTGACGGATGCCGACCGCCGCGAACGCCTCGACTGGATTACATCCCAGTGCTATGCGCGCTTGAATATCTGGGACCGCGATTTCGTCTGCGATCAATCTGCTCGGGTGCACTTTACAGGCTCCCAGCGGGACGAGATCGATCGACTGTGGCGGCGTTGGAAGGGCTACTGCTAAATGTTTGTTACTTTAGAAGAAGCCTTTGCCTCGCTGACCCTCGCCGATGTGTGGGAGCTGGCCCCGAACCCGAACGGCACACCGTGCCCGATGCGTGACGGGGTGGTTAAATCGCCGTTTCGCCTGGATAAAAAGGGCGCGAGCTTTTCAGTGTCGAAGGGATTAAAGGTATTTAAGGATCACGCCGACGAAGCTCAGAAGGGCGGGGTGTGGAATTTCGTGGCGCTTTGCTTTCCTGAATGGAGCAAGCAGCAGCTGGCGCGCAAGTTGATCGAGTTGGCAGGGGGCGACCCTGATCAAAAGGACCCGAATGCGCAGCGCAAAAGCGCTCAAGAATGGAAGGCCGAGAAGGAGAAGGCGATCGAGAAAGCGCGTACCGATTGGGTGCGGGCGCAGCTCGGGCTGGATGAGATCGCGGGCGAGCTTTTACTACCGGCACCGAAGCCAGTGGCGCGGGGCTACGAGCTAGCGCTGGAGCGTGCGGCGGATAATAATTGGCAAGAAGATTTGGCGACTGAACGCGGCTGGCCGATCGAGTGGGTGGCTGGCCTGGTAAGCCTGGGACGTATGGGTGCCGGGCGGAAGTTGCAGCCTGAGTTTAGCGTTGAAAAATACTGTCACAAACTGGGGGCGTGGTCGCTGTGTGGGGTCCATAGTCGGTGGTGTGATGATGATGGCCGCAAAATGTGGAGCTATCGGCCGAACATCAAATGGGATAAGCAAGCGACGGTGGCTTTGCCATTTGTACTGGGGTCGGTGAAGGCGCCAGTGTGGGTGATCACTGAGGGGCAATGGGACGCGGCGACCATCTTTGGAATGATCGGTGGATTTAGTGACTATCCAGAATTACAGGCCGCAGTGTTTGGCATCCGTGGAGCGAGTGGTGTGGGCGTATTTATGTCGCACTATGCGCCGCTGCTGCGCCGCATCAAGCCGGTGATCGTGTTAATCCCCGACGCCGACGACGCCGCCAAGGGCTGGACAGAAGACCGCCGCGCACACGCAGGTGCGCTGCCGGTGTGGAGCTTTGCGCACAAGCTGCGCGAGATATTTAAGATCGAGGTGAGGTGGATGAAGTGCACCGCACATAAGGACATCAACGATTGGTGGGCGGCGGGTACTTTGGCTGCTGATTCATTTACTGAGGCGCTGACGAGCGTATCAAAAGCAAAATAACAATGGGCGAGATTGGACAATTTGAAATAGGGGAGTCGAAAGGCCCGGTCGAGCGTTGCTACTATGAGGCAACGAGCGGCGGTGGGCGTTTTTGGTTCGATATTAATGGGCGCTATCATCAACGCAACGAGCGGCAGATGATGCGCCAGCTGAAAAGCGAGGGTCTGCAAGCCACTATCCCTAAGGGGAGCGAGGCAGAGATGAGCCAAGTGGACGCCGCGCTGCTAGAAATTACAAATCAACGCGAGGTGGACTTTGCTGGCCCATACTCTGGCTGGCATGCTGGCGAGCATTGGATCTCTGGTAAAAAAGTATTGATAACAGAATCCCCGCGACTGATCGCTCCAGCCAGCCCCGAAGATAATGCGGCGCGGCTCGATAGTGAATTACCATGGGGCGGGGACTGTGCCGGCTGGCCGAACCTTGGACAGTTCCTCGATCGTGGCTTTCGCGGTGTATATGGCACCGAAGAGATCGATCAGCTACCCTACCACCTCGCATGGCTGAAGCGCGGATACCTCGCGCTCGAGGAAGGGCAACCCAACCAGGGGCACGCGCTGATCATGGCTGGCGATCCTGGCTGCGGTAAGTCGCTGCACATTGCCATCATCACTGAGCTGCTCGGCGGCCGACTCTGTCGTCCGCTGCGCTATATATTCGGCGAGAGTAATTTTAATGCTGAGATGTTTACCTCGTCGCACCTGGTGGTGGACGATGAGGGATCGAAGACGCACATCGGCGATCGCATGATCGTAAAGGCCCGCACAAAGCAGTGCGTGGCGGTGAGTGGTGCGAGCTGCGAAGGTAAGAACAAGGACAGCTTTGAGATCGAGACCTTTATGCGCCTCACGTTTGCGTGCAATCTCGAAGAAGAGAATCTGCTGGTGCTGCCGCCGCTCGACGACGATTTGATCGGCAAGGTCCACTGCTTTAAATTTCACGCCGGTGCGTGGCCTTGGGATGAGCACGCCACTAAGAAAGTGGTGTGGGATTTACTGTCACAAGAGCTGCCGGCATTCCTTTGGTGGTTGCTTAATAAGTTTGAACTACCCGAAGCGCTGCAAGAAGAGCACCTGCGCTTTGGGGTAAAGCCCTATGCGCATCCCGAGATCGTGCAGGGTATCGACTTCCTAAGCCCCGAAGCGCGGCTGTGGGGCTATATCGAGCGCACCGTGCTGCGATCTTCTAATCATTACAACGACATCATGCTCGGTGCTGGTGAGTGGAAGGGCTCGGCGGTGGATCTCGAAGCGGCCCTTAAAGATGAAGACAGCGGCCTTGATTACAAGGAGCGCGGCAAGGTGCCGCAGGCTAATCCGAACCTTGGCAAGATGCTCAAGAAGCTATCCGAGCGACCCGCCTACGCTGGCCGCATCGTGCAGGGCCGAGAGTCTGGCGGCAAGAAACGCTATTGGCGATTACTGTCACAAGAAGCCTTCGACAATGAAAAACAACCCGAACAACAGGAGGAGAGATATGATCCGAACGACTAAAAGGCCCCAATCTGTGACACTAGCCGTGGCGTTTGTGACACTTCAAAATCGGCTGAAACCTGCACTGGGGGCGGGCTGTGACACTGTGACACTAGAATCACCACACGTTTCATGTGCGCGCACACACACTAACTTATTATACATTCTTCTGTCTTACTGTCACAAAACGCTGCGATGCGCATGTATAAAGGGCTCGATGCGTGACACTAGATTGGCGAGCAATTTGGCTTACTGTCACACGTTTAAAAACGAGAGGGGGGGTACTAATGCCAGAGCATAATCAGCAACTCCCAAGCGGGCATGCCGGCTTTGCCTTTGAAGGTAGGATGCCGGTACCGATCCAAGATGCGGACCGTGGCGAACGGCGTGAGGTCGATGCCATTCTTGCAGAGGCTGGCTTTGCGGGCTATATCGACGAAGAGATCGACAAGGGTAAGCGCGACGCTGCGCTCCACATGATCCGCGCCGCTTTGCTCGACGTCATACATCCACCCAAAGGCACAGCGAGTGGACTGGCCGCAGTGATCGTCGGCTATGCGATTGGATTGCCTGGCATGGTCAGCATGAAGGATGCCGCTCGAGTGTATGGGCTCGGCACTCGGGGCAAGGCTGCAATCTCTAAACGAGTAAAGGCATACGCTGAGAAGTATGGGCTGCCGCCATCTAATTACATGAAGTCGGCCGAAGCGTGTGCGACTTACAGATCAACCAATCAAACCAAGCGCAAACAATGAAGACAACCCTGACACATAAACCCATTTTTGATATTAAAGCGCAGGTGCTAACGCTGCCGGATGATGTGAGCGATGCCCAACTGGCCGAAGCTTATAACACCATCGAGTCACTCAACAATAATCTCAACTGGTGGCGTGGCGATCTGTATGCCCACGTAGCCAAGGTCCGGCCAACTAAGCGCGTCAGCGACTGGTCGCAGCTATGCTTCGACCTACCTGTCGAACAGAATGAAAGGGTGCAGCTAATGATGGAGCAAAGCGCTCACCC